GTCAAGTCCCTTTTTAAGGGTAATAAGTTTGCTTTGTTGCCATTAAGTGACATGTTCAAGCAACTTCCTCTCAATACTAGCGCTGGCGCTCCGTATTACAAGCAGAAGTCCGATGTTCTTCCCGAGTGTAGACGTTCCGTTACTGAGAAATTCGTTTCTCTTTGTTCCGGCAAAAAGATTGAGCAATTGCCTTGCCTTTTAGCTCTCAGAGGACATTTGAGTCCACTTGAGAAGATCAAGACCCGACCCGTGCTGATTAATTCTTTTGATCACATAGCACTTGAGAACTTACTGTTCCGCAATGTCTATGACTTTGTGTTTACCGATCCGGATATGCAACGACTGATTATGACTGGCCCGCACGTTCTGTCAAGATTACGCAATTACTTATGTAATTCCAGCCGCAATACTTATTGCAATCTAGATTATTCTGCTTGGGATACATGGCGCTGCCGCTTCGCTGGACGAGACCTGTTCAAGATTTTGGAGGAGGTTCTGGATTTAGATTCTAGCACAAGACACGTTTTCCGATTTGTCGAGAAACAATTTCTTGATACTATTATCAGCTTGCCTGATGGCACTAGCTACCAAAAGAAATCTGGTACATGTACCGGTTCTTTGATGACTGCCCTTTTTAACTCTCTCCTCAATTTCGTTTGTTTGCGGACTTGCTTTTACTCTATGGAAGTTGACCATTGTATAGAGAATTTGCGCATTTTGGGTGACGATGTTGCTTTTCAGTGCAGTGTTGGTGATGTGACTGCCTTCATGAGTGGTTTAGCTTCTAATCTGAAAAGATTCTTTGGCTTAGACTTAAACCCAGACAAATGTTTGGTTGTCCCACGAGGTGCACCTATTGAATCTCGAAAATTCATCGGTTATACTATCAGAAATGATCAGTTATATCGTTTGGAGATAGAGTTCTTTAGATACGTTTTATACGTTGAGAGACCTGTTGAAGACTTTAACACTTCGTTTTCACGCGTTGTTAGCTACCTGTTACTTGGGGGGATTTCCCATCAGCACTTCTGTCGATTTGTAGAAACCTTCATTGGCCACTACAGACATCTCTTTTCTGACCAGTCCGATTTATTGGACCCTTCTGTGTTCAGACTTGGTAACCTACGCGTTATTAAGCATGTCTTCCAAATGGAAGTAGACATCTTACTTTCAGATGGCCTAACGCTTGATTCTTTCAGATCTTGGGATTTCATTTCACTCCCTTACAAATTTACTTTGCAGCAACTATCTGCTAGCTCTGGCTAAATAAAACTTGCGAGATC